ATTACTTGAATATCAGTATTTGCAAAGATTTTAAAAGTGTAGTTAAAGGTATCTAAAGTACCATTTCCAGAGTACGAATTTTTTACTGTAGTCGATGATATTGTCATATGCTAAAAACCTTTAAACAATGTTGATGGTTTTGTAAATAAATATTCTTGTTTATATTCTTTTTTAATCATTATTTCTACTCTTTATTGGTTAAATTCTGGCACTATTGAACCTGGTTTCATATAATATGTTTGACCTCTTTTTTCACTATGATTTGATTTCATTCTTTCCCAATATCCAGGATCAAGAAACTCTTTAATCTGATAGCCAATTAAATAATCATATGCTGCTTTAGTGTAATACAAATTTAAAAAAGGTGTATGACCTTCAACTAACTCATAGAATTTTTTACCTGCTTTTTTAGGTTCATTCATAGATTGAACCATGTCAAAGAATTTTTTTATATCTCCTGCAGTTGGTCCAAGAGCAGTTTCAAATATACCATTACCATATTCATTTTGTATTTCACTTATTAAGAAATCACCATAAATACCACCACCTCCACCTTGAGCAAAGGATTGTAAAATAACACCTTTTTTCTTAGGATCTCTAGGTGATCTACCTCTAATCATATCTTTAGTAGTCATTGCTATATAACCAAAAATAGTACCCATAATTACTAGACTTGATAAACCTTTTAACATTGGCAAACTACCTTCGTCTGCTCCATAAGAATATAACTCTCTACCAATAATTTTTTTCCACATACTAATAGGGAAACCTTTAAACTGCATAACAAATCTAATAGTTTCTCCCATTGGGGTACCTTTTTCTAAACCCTGGTTCATGATTGCTCTAGTAGCAGCATCTGGTTCTGGAGATCCATGCATACCTTGATCTACTAAAACATTTCTCCAGGTTAATTCTAAATCTTTTTTGAAGTTTCTTATTTCTCTTTGAGATAATTTTCTACCAACATAGCTTGTAATAACATCATCAGATAAATCATTTACACTTTCTGCAGTTAAATATCTTTTATTATCAACTGCTAAAGTTTCAATTGAACGAAGCATATCCCATTTACCTTCATCAATACCATATAAAGTTAAAAAGTTTCTTTCTCTTAAATCTAGATCTGCAAACTTTGTGCTAGTCTGCATTCCATAATGTCTAGATAATCCTAGTATCATTGAACTTTTTAATCTTGACACCCAACCATTTAATGAGTTCCATTTAAAAAATGTATTTTGTAGTTCACCCATTTTACCCCAACTATCATTACCTGCAGCATATACATTACCTCTATAAGCCGTAGCAGAATAAGAGTTACTTACTACTTGCAATACTTCCATTGCAGCTTTATCGTTTGCATTAAATAATCCTGTTAATGCTTCAAACAAACCACTTAATAATCCTCTACCTTGAAAGTTTGTACTACCCATATATTGAGGTAAGTCGCCAAAAGAAGTAATAGGTGTCATACCTAATCTAGCCATTGCTCCAGTTGATCTAACAACCATACCTACTTTTGCTAAAACATCATTTGATATACCATTAATACTTCCATCTATTTCTTTAAATTCATTTTCAAAATTTTTAAAAGTTAATTTATTAACTTGTGAAGGATCTTCGTTTTTGTATTTTTTTCTTAACAAACCTAAAATTTTTTCTAAAGTATCTTTAGGATTAGTTCCAAGTGTTTGCATTAATGCAATATTTCTTGTGCTAGTCGTAATAACACCCAACACATTTTCTTTTAAAGAAGGTTCTCCAAACTTAACACTATATTCTTGTCTACTAGCAGAATTTTTAAAATGCAAAACTCTTGATGCGTTTAATCTATTAGTTACATTTTTTGTACCAAAAATACTTCCTGCTCCATCATGTTTTGTATGATCACCAGACATAAGACTATCAAAAATATTATCTAATATTTTATCTATTTCTTTAGGATCATTTACATTTACAAAACTTCTTTTTAAATCTAATCTAGGTTTAATATATTCTCTCCAAGCCACTCTATGATCACCAATAATTTTAGAACCATTTGCAGCTCTAGCCATTTTTTCTGTGTTATGAGACATTCTCGTAATCCAATCATCTATCTCACCTATGTTAGCGCCAAGATCATTTAGTTGAGTTCTTAAATCTGATTGTATTCTAACTAAAACTTTTGCAATTTGTGCAGCTTCTGCATTACCAGAAATTAAACCTTTTATTTCATCCATAATTTCTAAATCCATTTTACCAGAACTTAAAGCATCCCAGGATGTAGGTGATATTTCGTTTATTCCTCTAAAAAAATTATTAATTTGCATTTCTTCTAGAGCAGTTTGTCTTGATCCAATAGAGTCTCTAGCAATTTTAGAAAATTTTTGACCACCTACTAATATTGATAATACGCCTTCTTCTGGTGTTAATCTAAACTTAACTCCAGACGCAGCAGATAAGTCTACGGCATCTATTATTTTTTGATAAATATCTATAGCCTTCATATTGTTGTCGGCTAAATTTCTTTTTTTTACTGCTTGCTCATATTCAAATTTGTCTATAACTTCTTTTGCTAAAATCTCATCTGTTTTAATTTGTGCTTTATCAAACTTACTTTCATTAATTTTTATTTTAGCTTCATCTAAAATTTCATTAATTTGTTCATCAGATATAAGATCACCAGTTAATCTTTTAACTTCTTCAAAACATTTAGATATTTTTTTTATGTCTGCCATTAACTATTCCTTTTAGTACAATAAGTTCCTGCTTCTATAGCTTCTCTTATTTTAGTTTTATTTTTTATATTGTTATCTATTTTTTCTATTTCATTTTTATTTGCAGATAATTCTGTAATATCTTCATCTTTAATATCTAATTGTTTTTGTCTAACTTTAGTTGATGTATTAATATTTTCTGCTTCTAACTCTAATTCAGAAGTTACTTTTTGTCTTCTTGTTATTTCTTTTTCAATAAATGGTTTTTTATTATTACCATTAATACCTTCTTTTTGTTCTTTCAATTTAGCCTCATCATTTGCTTTTCTTTTAGCTTCGATTAAATCTCTTTCTGTTTTTTGTAGGTTTCGCAAGTTCTGCAAGTAAACTTTTGCAGACTTTCTATCTTTAGAATCTAAAGCATTTTTATATAAACCTTTATACTCAGTAATTTGATCTTCTAATTTATTTAATCTTTCATCACCTATTCTAGTTTTTTCAACTATAAGATTTCCAGTATCTACTTTCTCTCCTTTTAAAACTTTACCAACAGAATATCTTAATAATGCTTGTTGATTATCTGGAGAGATCGCAGCAAGTTTTTGATATATATTTGGTTTACCTCTTTTTTCTGCAATGAAATCTCCTATTCTACCAAAACCAACATGAGCTGCAGAACCTATAAATCCACCTACTGCTATATTTGCAAACGAATCATAAGCGTCATAATTTGCTTGTTCTGATTTTGCTACACCATAAACAAGTGGCTCAACTGCAGTATTACCTACAAAACCTTCAACAAAACCTTTTTTCATTCTAGCAATATTTTTACCAGATCTTGCTACCATATTTGCAAATCTAGCTTGACCAACAACAGGAACAAAAGATGCTGCAAGATTAATAGGATCTAAAAAACTTGTACCTAAAGATTCTAAAAAGAAAAAACTTCTAGCAAGTTTCCCTGTTGGACCTCTAGCAATAACTTCTGATCTTTCATTTTCTAATTTTTTTCTTTCTACCAGGTAATCAACTAAACCTGCTCTAGTATCTTTTTCAAAAACTAAACCAAGATCTCCATATTGTTTATTTAATTCATCTCTATCTAAATATTCGCTACTTGATTGGTATGCTTGAGTTTGCTCTACAGATCTAAATACGGAAGATGTTGGATTGTAGTTCCAGGCATTCATAAATGTTGCGCCTGCAGTTTCCCAAAAACCACTTCTAGTTTGATTGTATAAAGATCCTATTTCTTGTTCGGATGCTTCAAAACTTCCTAATCCAAAATTTATCATATTATTTTATTCTGTTTACTATTACACCTAAAGCCATAATAGCAGCTAAATCACTATCTGTTTCTAAAAGTGATGACATTTGTTCTTCAGATAAACTTGCAAGATACTTAACTGCCGACATATTGTTTACTTTATATTTAGAAAGAGCAGATTCAAATTTTGTACCAAATATTGCAGAAGAATTATTTAATAAATCTAAAGCAGTTTTTGGTTCTACTTGCCAATATGATCTTGCTGGTCCACCACCTTTTTGAATTTTTGTTTTATATTCAGACTCTATTTGACCAATAGCATTACCATATTGTATTAATTGTGTTTGAGATAAACCTTTATCACCTTCAAAAACTTTAGCAGCAGTTGCTATAGATTTTTTTGCTTCTTCTGGAACTGTGTAATTTTTATTTAAAACTTTTAATGCTCTTTTGTTTTTTTTAGAATCATTTGTTGTTTGATAAAATGTACCCCAATTATTTACTATATCTTCATTTGTCATAATAGGCATTTCTGCTGCTTCTGCTTTTGATACAAATAAACTTCCAACAGTATCAACTGCACTTCCTAATGTAATACTTTCTCCACCTATGTTTTGATTTTCATCTAAAACAACTTCATCTAAATAACTTAAACCATCACTTTCTTGTACTAACTCTATATCTTCACCTGTTACTGGATATTTTAATTCTGTACTCATAATACCTTTATTGTTTTCAGTTTCTGTAAAGAAAATTTCTATTTTATCACCATTTGCATTTACAATAGGATATTTTCCATTTGCAAATTCTGCATAAACAATAGCACCTGTCATGTCTTTATTATTTAAAACAACACTATGATTTTTAATAGTTGATAAAACTCTATCTCTTACTTGTTCTTCAGTTAAATTTTCTATTCCTGCAAATTTAGCAAAATGCATATACCCATCTTCACCCATAACTTTATCTATATAATCTGTAGTTTCTATGTGTAATAAAGTTGCTTCTAATTTTTGTTCTAACAAAATTTGATTTGTTTTGTTACCATTAACATCTGTAGGGATCATATAAGTTTCAGAAGCAGGTATCTTATAATCATTTAAAAATTGTTTAGATGAAGATTCTACTGCTTCACTTATTGACATTTGTTTATATTTTATTTTGTATAATGCTGCTTTATAAATAGTATCTTCCATATTTTGAATCA